TTAGGTAAAATTGGTACAGGAATTGATAAACAAATTGCCTCTCTTAAGAAAGCCAAGCAGAACTATGACGCTGCTGAAATGGCACGCGAGGTTATTAACGAAGCTAATATTTTTGAAGCTATTCTTGAAGGTTTTAACGAAGCAGAAGAGACTAATCTAAAGCTAGCAGATATAACCAATCTTGAAGTAGCTCAAGAATGGATTGATGAGTTGCTGGAAAAGTATTCTGGGTTATGATGCGATTGAGATTGTGATGCAATGAAGGTAATGATCTCCAAAACACATACAAAAATCCTTTTACTATTATTTGTTTTTATTAGATTTATTCACCACCCTAATTAGCATAATTATTGATCAAAATATGAAAAAAATTGAAGTTAATTCTCGCAATATCAGCCATGTTCTTTACCAACACTTCTTATTGACAGTAGTGCTTAGAACTGGAGAAAGGTTTATTTATAGACTTCTTGAAGCAAGCACATTTAAAGAATTTATTGATTCAGAAGACAAAGATAAATTTTATAGAAGCCATATAGAGGCTAATAAAAAATTTAAGCGGATTCAGCTTTTTGTGTAATTGTCATCAGAACCAGACCCAGTCTTTTTGAACCCACCATCATGGTGGGTTTTCTTTTGTCGATAAAATCCTAAAAATTAGGTTTATCTAATTTTATTAGGAATGCCTATTGACATATTAATTAGGTTTACCTAATATTTATCTCACAGACAACAAAAAAGCACACCGACTCTCTGACCTTTCGATGTGCTTTGCAAACTGCGAGATAAGTATGAAACAAAACACTATCCCTAGTCAAACGACAGCGCGCTTATATCAACACCCTACTGTTGAAGAACAGCGCCCTTCTCGTTTTGCGACTTTCAAAGCCAACGCAATAGACTTTGTAAAGTTTATTGTCCTCTCTTTCATCCTTTGGGTGATTGCAGTAGCCGCTGCATCTTGGATGCTTGGAGGCTAATCATGACTAACTTCAAAAAACACCCTGACGGGTACAAGTCATATTTAGGCCGTGACAACACAGGCATTTACTCAGTCCGTATTAGCTGGATCGTTTATGCATCTAATGCAAATGGCACAGTGCTTTACAAGGTTAAAGATGATGTTAAGACACCTTTAGATGTTGCAAAGTTCCAAGTCGAATATCCGAAAGTATGGGAAGTACTCACCCAAGAAATCCGCTTTCAGCGCTCTAAGCAACTGGCTAAAGATCTGGGTGGCTCACACATCCCTTCAACAGACCGCAAAAACTATAAGCGCTCTCGCGGCTTCACTGGCTCAAGATAAGGATAATAAAAATGGCTCTACCTATTATTACAGCTGACCAAACTTTGTTGGTTCAAGCAATTATTGTGTACCTATATGCCGATCCGGGCTTAGGTAAAACATCTATGGGTTTTACTGCGGACAAAGCTATTTCATTCGACTTTGACCGTGGTGCTCACCGTACTGGTGAACTGCGTCGTGGTGCGGTTGTTCAGGTCCAACAATGGAAAGATATTGCTGATCTAACACCACAAGACCTTGCACCTTATAAAACAATTGTTATTGATACTGTTGGAGCAATGCTTGAATGCATTAAAACTCATTTACTACTCACGGCGAACAACCGTCAAAAAGATGGTGCATTAAAACTAAAAGCGCAAGGTCTAGCAAACCAGACATTCAAGCAATACATCAATACATTGATAAGCCTTGGTAAAGATGTAGTGTTCATTGCCCATGCTTCTGAAGATCAAAATGGTGAACAAATCATTTACCGACCAGATCTAGGCGGTAAAAACCGTAATGAGCTTTACCGTATCGCCGACATTATGGGTTATCTAACCACTGTTACTACTGGTGAAGGTAAGAATGCTCGCGTAATAAGTTTTAAACCTTCCCCTACTCACCACGCGAAAAACTCAGGTGCTTTAGGCGGTGAAACTGGCGAGGTGTGGGTTCCTGATCTTAAATCAAATCCAACTTTCTTGGCCGATCTTATCACCCAAGCGAAGGAACACATTAATACCCTGACGCCTGCACAATTAGCTACTGCAAAAGCTCAAGAAGAATTTGAGAACTGGAAGCAAAGCTGTGAAGAAGCCGAGCATGCTGGTGATTTAAATCAATTAACTGAGTCGCTTGATAAAGAACACATGTATTACCAGAACATGCGCCAAGCAATGTTAATGCGTTCAAAAGCCTTGAATTGCACGTTTGATAAAGAACGTGGTGTATGGATTAGTCCACCAGAGTTTAACGGTATCTCCGACCAACAAAGAGATGAGCTTCAGAACTTCATTGGTGAGCGTGGACTCGATGTGAAAACAGTATGTGAGCATTTCGGAATTGATGCCTTAATTCAAATTGAAGCGGCAAAACTGCAAGCGGTTAAAAAAGACATTGAAACATTGGCTAAAACGGGGATGACAGCATGAAAAATATAATCACTGCGGCTGAAGCATTCGCAGCTCTTCAAAAGGGTAAAACTGTTCTTTGTCGTCCTGCCGGAGATATGTTGGACTTTGCAGATTTAGATCAATTCCCTGCTTCTGTATTTGGCAAACCGGATTTTGAATTCTGCATCAAAATCGAAACTATTGAACTGGCTGGCATTACATTTACTAAGCCTTTAACTGTTGATGAATTAGAGGTTGATGCAGAAGTATTTGTTATTAATCCCGCTGGCTTTATTGAGAAGCATGTTTATCAAGGTGTAGGTTATGGCATTGTCACAATGGTTGATGGTGGCTTTGCACAACGTGATTTAGATAATGCACGATTACAGTATGAAGCTCTTTGTAAATTATTAGGAGGTAATTCAATAAAAGATGCCCCTCTTAAAACTGTTGAAGTGCTAGAGTCCGAAGATAAACAAACTAAAAAGCGTACTAATAAAAAGCATGAGATAAAAACTGAACAATCACCAGTTATAGAAAAAACTACTGAGATTGTTGCTGGAGCTCAACCAGCAATTGTTATTACAGAGCAAACTAATGTCACTACTTCTGAAGATCTATTAGTACCAGCTACTAATGATCCGACATTAGATCCAGAATATCAAAAAAACCTTGATACCCTTCTGCAACGAGTTAGGGAGTCAAAAACACCTGACGAAGTTAATGCAGTTTATCGCTATACCCGCACTTGGTCTGACAAACAAATGGAGCCTCTCCTTCTTGCCACTCACAAGCGACTTGAAGAGCTTGAAAAAGCTAAGGCACCAGCAAATGAACCACCATCTCTAATGGTTCAAATCCAGACTGCACCAGACCTTACAACACTTGATGCACTTGAAATTGATGTTGCAGCTCGCGATCCACAGATTCAACCAAAGCTCATGGGATACGTAAGAAAGCGTAGAGCTGAATTAGAAAGCCAACCATCTAACGAACCAGACCACCTACTGGAGAAACCATTCTAATGTCGAAACAGATTACTCCAGAGTTTCTTTTCGAGCCAAAGCTGCTACCTCAGCAGCTTTTCGAGAAGTTCATTGTGTTCAATGTGAATGCTGGCTATCGCGGTAGAGGTACACCACACGGCGTAAACCTTATTAAAGGCAATAAAGCCACCCTCACCTTGACCGACAAAGGTGTGATGAACAAAGCAGCTCAAGAGCGCTACAAGTTAATGCTTTTGAAGTATTTCAAAGAAGGTCGCTCAGCAATGGATGAGCTGAATCATGAAGTTAAACGTATTTATAAGATGGTGGCGTGAATGGTTAAAGTTGAAAGTGGTGTTGAATTTGATGGTGATAACGTTTGGATAGGTAGTGTTCTTATCTCTAAATGTTTCGGCAATGAAGAGTAGACGGCATTTCTCGACAATGATGTTGAAAAAGAATTTGAAACCTTAGAGCAAGCTGTCGCCTACTGTTTGGAGCATAACAATGAGTAAAGTTATTGGTGAAGTAAATTTGAACCCTAACCGTTTTGAGGGCACTCCTGATCAGGTAGCAGTTCATATTTTTAAAGAAGTTATATGCCCAAGTACTGAGGAGCTTCTCAAAAACAATCCTGAGGCGGCAAAAGTATATGCTTATCACATTTTTGGGTTGGCTCTGTCACAGCTTGCAGAATTTCACTCAACCAAAAGTCTTGATAAAGCTGTGACTGTTACCCTTCACAACCTTTTGCGCCAGCTTAAGAAAGAACGTAATGAATTGAAGAGTTAGGGAGTAATAAATGCTATTAACAGTTAATCAAACTATTCAAGTCACCAATTTATCAAAAACTACTATATATAGAATGTTTGATTCAGGTGAACTTAAAAAAGTTAAATTGGGAGGTTCGACTAGAGTTGAACTTTCTAAAGAACTTTACGAAAAATACAAAGAAAAAATTCAGGCCTTATTTTGATAAGGCCTTTTTAATTAATTAGCTCTTCTTTCTCTTGCTTCTTCACGCAACATATCTAAATAATCCGCCCAAGCCTGCATCATTTCGCTACGTTCCTTTAAGTATTTTGTTCGGTTGTATGCTCTGCCATGCATATCTTTAACCTGATGTGCGAGTTGCTGTTCAATTCGCTCAATCGGATAGTGAAGTACTTCATCTAATAAAGTACGTGCCGTTGCCCGTAATCCATGACCTGTTGTTTCACCATTTGCAAATCCAAAATTTTTAAGCCTTTTATTAATAGTTGATTCACTAATAACAGGATTTCCCTTTTTCATTGAAGCAAAGACATACTTTGTACTTCCTGTTAATTTGTAGAGCTTCCTTAAATACTCAACTACTTGCGTAGCTAGAGGAACTATATGTTCCAGTTGAGTCTTGTTTTGTGTCTTTGGTGGTGTGTATGCCCAAAGGCCTTTATCTAAATCTATATTTTCCCATTCCGCCCAACGCAGTTCACCTGGACGAACAAAAACATAAGGCAATATTAATGTGGCGAAGTAAACGATGATTGAGCCATTAATATTTGGTTCTGATAAATCT